AGCAAATGCAGGTAGTACTCCTGGTTCTCTTGCAGAGCAAACAGAAAGCCTTATGCCTACCGTAAGGAAGACTTTTGGTGGTGTTGGAATGATTGGGGCTGGAACTAGTAAATCATTTAATAATGCCAAAAAATTATTAGGAAAATCTGGTAAAGATAAGGGTCAAGGTAGTATACCATTTGAAACAAACAGAGGGATTTGGGAAAAAACTAATTGGTATGTAGACCCTGTAGATGGTCAGTGGAGATTTTATATAGATGACTCTAAATCTACATTAAAACCTTTTAAAGATGTTTTTAATATAGACGGACAATTAAATTTAACTTTTAAAGAACTGTCTGAATCAAACACCTTTTCTAAAGATAAACCAAAATCTATGCTGTTGTTAGAAATTCTTGATCACAAAGACCTATATAAAAAATACCCTGAGTTGGAAACATTAAATGTTAGTCTTTATAATGATCCTAATTCTAATACACTTGGTGAAGCGTATGGAGGTAATAATTTAATAGCTTTAAATATTAGTGCTTTTAACAATTACGAAGATATGAAAAGTACTTTACTACACGAAGTACAGCATATAGTACAAAGTCAAGAAGATTTTGTAAGGGGTGCAAATGAAAGTAATATACCAAAAGAACTTACTCAAAACCTAGAAAATAAAATACTTCAGGGAATTAAACCTCTTGAGGTTGAAAGAGATCGTTTAGGAGCTTTATTAAGATCAGATGTAAGATCTCTTAATAGGCAGATAGAAGAGTTAGATAAAGCACCTATTAAAGATCTTACAAAAGAACAAGAACTTGAAATATTTAAATTAAAACCTCAAGATCTTAAAGGTAAAATGAGTGGACCACCTTGGACTGAAATAGCAAAAAATTATAATGTAAAGCCAGCTCAAATTAAAAAAGCTTGGGCCAGACAAAATTTAATAAATATGTTTACAGAACGTACAGAAAATTTAACCTTTGAAATTAAAAAAATAGACGTTAGACTTATTGAGGCTAATGATAAAAAGTCTAGGGTAAAATTTCAATTTTATAGAGGTGCAGGTGGTGAAATTGAATCTCGTTTAGTACAAGATATGGCTGGTGGGAGTAAAAAATTTCCACTTGATGCTAGAGAAGAAATGTTAAAAAAAGAAGGTAATAAAACTGAATATCAAGGTAAACAGGGAATAGATCCTTTAGTGTATGATGTTCAACCTAGAAAAAACCCAGGAAAAAATTCTTTTTTAGATAGACTTAAAGCTAGTATTAGTAAACAAGCATTTGCCCAAGGAGGCTCAACAATGAACGAACAAACAGAAATGGCTTTTATGCAACAAGGTGGTTTAAAAGACGATGGTATGAAGCAAGACCCTGTAAGTGGTAACTCAGTACCTAATGGATCAATGGCTAATGAAGTACGAGATGATATACCTGCTCAGTTATCTGAAGGAGAATATGTTGTACCTGCTGATGTCGTTAGGTACTACGGAGTAAAACATTTTGAAGATATACGAAATAAAGCAAAAAGCGGCTTGCAAAGCATGGAAGCTAATGGTAGAATAGGTGGTGAACCCGTTCCTGTTGGTGGACCTAAGGCTGGTATGCAGCAGCAGCAACCCCCTACTCCTTATAACACCGTTCCAACCCAGCCTCAACAACAAATGGCAGGTGGTCTTAACCAAGGTGAGATGAATGAAATACAGTCTATGATGATGGCTGTAGGTGGTTTTGTAGAAGAACCTAATAATATGCAGCAACGTAGTAATGACCCTTATCAACAACAACAGACTATGTATCAACAGCCTATGGCTATGGGTGCTTTTAATGGTACTGATGTATCAGGTTTTGGTTTTACACCTGCTGAAGCTGCTGTTAGTACACCTAATCCAAAAGCTGGAGATGGTTCTTTTAGTACAAAACCCACCACTGCAATAGTAGATAAAACTGTTACACAAACTTCGGTTACTCTTTATAGCCCTGATGGTCTTATAGTTAAAATTCTTAATTTACCTGAGCAGGAAATGGAGTATAATAATTTAATAGCCCAAGGTTACGTAACTACAAAGCCAACTGTTCCACAAAAATCAGGCGGTAGTCGTAGTGGTGGCAGTGGTGGTACTCCAGGTGGTAGTAGCCCTATTGTAGATAAAGACTGGGGTGAAGGAGTAGACTGGACTAAACCTGGTGAGTATGCTGATAAAATTTATGACAGCGTTAAGAATTTAGATAATATGGCAGGGGCTGGTTTTGCAGGAGCTTCTTTACTTGGTGCACCTGCAATAGGTATTGCCCTTGGAGTTGGAGCTAAATTTAAAATAGGGGCTGCAGTATCTGATTTACACGCAGCAGCAATTATAGCAGAAGCTAGAGGATTGCCTGATGAAGTTAAAAGAATTAACGATATGGCAGATAGCTTAATTAAAAGTGGGGGAGGACTTTTACAATTTGCTAATTACCTTGGCATGATGAGTGGTGACGAAAAAGGTAAAAATAGATTAGATGAACTTGGTTATCAGTATGGAAAAGATGATGATGGATCACCAATATTTAACTCAACTCAAACAAAGTATAATTCAAACTTAGGTAGTAAACCTACAGTTACAGATAAACCTAGTGAAAAACCCTCTAAATCTAAAGCCCCTAAATCAAAAGTAGGATATACGTATAAAACAACAGATAAAGGTCAAATAAAAATACCTACGGTTACAGCTCCTGGAGGAACGGCTTCTATGGGAGGTGGTATGACAGGTTCAGATACTAGACCAGATGATCCAAGAGGCGAAGGTCAGTATGGTTCTTATGCGGCTGGTCAAGCTAATAGTGGATCAAGTTCAACTCCACCACCAGCAGTTAACACAGGTGGAGGTCCACGTGCTGAAGGTGGATTAATGTTAAAGAAGAAGAAGAAGACTAAAGGCAAATAAGGCTACTCAGCTACGGCTGACCCCAACATAAGGAAATAAAATGCCAGAACTAGCAGAAGTAAAACCAACGAAGACAGTAGGATTTGTAGATAGAGGTTATAACTACGAACTTAAACGCAAACGTATAGAAGAAGAAGAAGAGGAGATTAAACGCCTTGAAGCTGAACAAGCTGGAGAAACAGAGTCAGAAGAGCAGCAAGAAGAAGCCACTGAAGAAACAGAGGCCAATTCAGAAAATGAAGAAAAAGCGTTATCTGGAGAAGAAAAATCATTTAAAAAACGATATGGTGATTTAAGACGACACACACAGAAAAAAGAAAAAGAGTGGGAAGATAAACTAGAAGCTCTTAAAAACAAATCTACTAGAGAAGGTATTGCACCACCTAAGTCAGATGAAGACATAGAAGAATGGGCAAAAGAACATCCAGATGTAGCAGGTATTGTAGAAACTATTGCAGCTAAAAAAGCTCAAGAGATGTTTGCTAAAGCAGATATACGTCTACAAGAACTAGATGATGCACAGGTAGAAGTTACACGAGCTAAAGCTGAAAGTAAAATTAAAGAGTCTCACGCAGACTTTGATGAGCTACGAGAAGCAGATGAGTTTCATAGTTGGGTAGACGAACAGCCTAAATGGATTCGAGATGCACTGTATGAAAACTCAGATGATCCAGCTTCTGTAGTACGTGTCATTGATTTGTATAAGATTGATAATGGTCTTACAAGCAATGATAAGAAAACAAAAAGAAAAGCAGCAGCTTCTACTGTTACTAAACGTAGTAAAACACAAGTAGATGTAGAAGATGCTAATAATTCAATTCTTGAGTCACAGGTAGCTAAAATGACCGCTCAAGAGTTTGAAGAGAGATCAGAAGAAATTAACAAAGCAATACGCTCTGGTAAATTTGTTTATGATATGTCTGGTAAAGCCAGATAACTGTTGACAAATAATAAAACAACAGTATAACTAGGGTTACAAGTGTGAAAGCCTCGCAAGACTACCTTTTACACACCCTAAACTTCCAAAAGTCTAAACTAATAAGAACTACCTGTTAAAGTACAGGCCCATTTGTTTGTCATATTTGATTGATCATTGAATAGATAAACATCTGCACCCTAGAAAAAATACAGCCTCTTTTAGGTGTTAGCTTTTTCACAAAGCCAAATATCAGGAGGATTCACTATGGCTTTTTCATCCGCATCGGGATATGGTAATTTACCAAACGGTAATTTTAGCCCCGTAATTTATTCCAAAAAAGTACAACTTGCTTTCCGTAAGAGTACTGTAGTAGGAGACATAACGAATAGCGATTATTTTGGGGAGATTGCCGCACAAGGTGATACAGTCCAAATTATCAAAGAACCTGAGATTTCTGTTCAGGCTTACACTCGTGGCACACAAGTCACAGCGCAAGACCTTGACGATGAAGATTTCTCCTTAACCATTGATAAAGCTAACTATTTTGCTTTTAAGATGGATGACATTGAAGAAGCTCACTCACATGTGAATTTCATGCAGCTTGCAACAGACCGTGCTGCTTATCGTTTGTCAGATCAATATGACCAAGACGTACTTGGCTACCTTTCAGGTTTCAAGCAATCTGCTCAACATGCACAGGCTGATACTGTCAACACTACCACAAATGGTACTGCTGCTGTAACAACTGCTGGTTCAGACGAATTGCTTTCAAGCATGAAGTTAGACAAGGGTGACTTTGGTAACATCACAACTACTTCTGCAGGGGCGCATTCTATTCCCTTGACAGCTCGTATGCCTGGTGCTACGTCACTTCCAACAGCTACGGCTTCACCAGCAATGGTTGTTGCACGTATGGCTCGCCTCCTTGATCAACAGCAAGTTGATACACAAGGTCGTTGGCTGGTTGTCGATCCAGTATTTATGGAAATCTTGCGTGATGAAGATTCACGTTTCATGAATGCCGATTTCGGTGAAGCAGGTGGACTTCGTAATGGTCTTGTCATCAACAATTTCCACGGTTTCCGTATGTACACATCTAGTAATCTACCAGCGGTAGGTACTGGTCCAGGTACATCAGGTACGGCTAACCAAAATGCTAACTTTGGCATGATTGTTGCTGGTCATGATTCTGCTGTAGCAACTGCTGAGCAAATCAATAAGACTGAATCATACCGAGACCCTGACAGCTTTGCTGACATTGTTCGTGGTATGCATCTATATGGCAGGAAGATACTTCGCCCAGAAGCTATTGCAACTGCTAAATATAACGCAGCTTAGGGAGGTATTTAGATATGGCTACTATTACAATGAGTACAAACTCTGACTCCACCTCCAACAATGGTGGAACAGGGAATAAAAAACTTCGTGGTGCAATCACTGTTTTGCAAAACGATATTGATATGGCAGATGCAATACTGCAGAATGGTGGCACTGCTCTAGCAGCCGGTGACATTATTCAAGCAGTTGCTGTTCCAACTAATACTATGATCCTCCATGCGGGTATCAAAGTTATTAGCGCAATGGAGGGTACAACTACTGACTCTGGATTGCTTTTGGGTATCACAGGAACTGATGTAGATCTTTTCTCTGCAGCATTTGACTATGATGGTGCATCTGTTGGTGATCATACTACTGCTGTTCTTTCTAGCGGAAGTGCTGATAATCTACCAGCATTTACTGCAGCAGCAGATACTATTGATGTAGAAATTGATGCATCTAGTGGAACTATTACTGGTGGTGTTATTCGTGTGTATGCAATTTGCATTCTTATGGATGATATTACGCAGTCAAGTTCTGCTGCTGAAGTAGATCGTGATCTGCTTGCATAAATAAACTTTAGGGGCTGACTTAGGTTGGCCCCTTTAGCTTATCTTAGGGAAAAATAATGGCGCTTTCTTTTTTAACATTATCAAACAGTGTTATAGTACGTATGAATGAAATAGAACTTACCTCTAGTAATTTTACTGGAGCTAGGGGAGTTCAGACACAATGTAAAAATGCTGTAAATGAAGCTATAAGATATATTAATCAGAGAGAGTTTGGATACTCTTTTAATCATTCGACAAACACATCTACATTAGTACCTGGAGTGGCTAGGTATGACTTACCCACAGATGCTAAGTCTGTTGACTACAGCACAGCCAGGATTAAAAAAGACAGTGTACTTAATGTAACAGGTACTAGTCTTACAAATCTTAATTATTATGAATACATTGATAATGACTTTGCTAGTGATGAAGATGATGTAGCAACAACAACCTTAAATGGTTCTCATACTGATTCCGTAACAACTCTTACCCTAACTTCTACTACAGGCTTTGATGCCTCTGGTAAAGTTCATGTAGGTGGAGAAGAGATTACATACACAGCCGTTTCTGGAAACACTCTTACAGGTTGTACCAGAGCTGCTAACAGTACTACTGCTGCTGCATATGCAACTGGAGTAACAGTAACTCAATTTGAAGGTGGTGGTGTACCAAGACAAATTGTACGTACACCAGATAATAACTATTTAGTTCACCCTTACCCTGATAAAGAATACGTATTAAATTTTGATTTTTATACATTCCCATCTGACTTAGCTGCTCATGGGGATACTACAACTATTCCAGATAGGTTTGCACCAGTAGTGGTAGATGGTGCTACAGCATTTGTGTATCAGTACCGTGGTGAGATGCAACAGTATCAATTAAACTTTGAAAGGTTTGAGCAGGGTATAAAGAACATGCAGGGCTTACTTATTAATAAGTATGACTATGTAAGGTCTACAATGATAAACAGACCAGGAAGCTCAGTTAGCTATACTTCTGGAGTTACTTCTTAATGCCAGATAGTTCTCAAGTACAACCAGCAGCATTTAACTGTCAGGGAGGTTTAGTTCTTAACCGTTCTAGTTTTTTAATGGAGCCAGGACAAGCAAGAGAGCTAGAAAACTTTGAGCCTGACATCCAGGGTGGCTACAGGAGAATAAGCGGATACTCTAAGTTTATTAATCAGGTTGTACCAATTACAAGTAGTACTGCTGAAGAACCTTTAATGTCTGCCCTATTCGCTAATAAAGTTTTAGCAGCTAGAGGGGAAAAGATATTCTCATCTGCCTCTACAGAGTTATCAATTCGTATTACAGCTAGTACAACCTTATCAGGCTCTGGTATTTTAACTGTAGCCTCTACTTCAGGTTTTTCTTCTAGTGGAACTATTCAAATTGACTCTGAAAAATTTACATACACAGGTATTAGTACAAACTCTTTTACGGGTGTAACTAGAGCTACTTCAAGTACAACTGCTGCTTTACATTCTAAACTTTCTGTAATATCAGAGGATTGGACAGTAAGAGATACTGGCAGGACTGGTGCTAAAAAATACCACTTTGAAAGATTTAACTTTGATGGTAACGAAAAGATTATCTTAGTTGATCAAGTTAATGCGCCAGTTGTTTTTAACTCTTCTATAGCTGCTACAGATGTTAGTGAAAGCAGTGTAGCAGGAGCAACAGTTGTAGCTGCTTATAGAAACCATATGTTCTATGCAGGTAAATCTACAATACCTCAAGAAGTAATTTTTAGTGAACCTTTTAATGAAGATGGTTTTAGTAGTGGTGCAGGTGCAGGTAGTGTAAAGGTTGATGACACTGTTGTTGCGCTAAAGGTTTTCCGTAATAGTTTATTTATATTTTGTGAAACTAGAATATTTAAACTTACAGGTTCCTCCCTTAGTGACTTTGTAGTAGAGCCTGTAACTA